AAATTGAAGACTGCACAACTTTGCATGGCAGGTCACTGCCCTGTCAAATAACTTATTTGTGTAGAGGGGTTGACTACCCCTCTTTTTTTATGCTAAGATAACCTGAAGGATTCTATCATATGGAAAGAGAAAAACTCAAACTCATAGTAAAAAACTTAAAGATGCTTGTAGAAACTTTAGAGGCAGAAGTCTATTCTGACACTAAAAAGTATCTTGAGTTTCAAGATAAAACCCTCCACGATTACGATGAAATCTTTGATGATGACGATGGATACCCAGACTAATGATTGGCGATATACTCCTGAAAGGATGAAACTTAGAGAGGAGTGTCTGAATATTCTCATGCTAAAATATGGGAGTGTTCGGGTTGATCAGGTTTCATATTCGACTCAGGACATCTATGAGTGTGCTGATGAATGGATTTCCCAGGGCAATCAAATCTCACATGGCATCGTTGCCTACTTCAATGCTTACTTTATTAATGGCAGGAAATGAATAAAGAGAGAGTTCAAAAACTGATTTGCAAACTTGAGGTGGTTCTTGAGGGTCTTAAGGAAGAACTTCTTGAGGACAATTCACTGGCAAATTATCAGTATGAGGAAGTAGTTCCTTACATCGATGACTATGATGAAGTTTTTTATGGGGACGAGTCAGATGTATGAAGAACTAAACTGCTTTGAAGAAGCACTGAAACATTTTGGCACAAGGGTAGAAATTATCACTGCTATGGAAGTGGCAAAAAAGATTTCTGCAGAAGATGCTTACCAGATGATCAAGGATGAACTGAAAGAAGTCAAAAAGTGTCGCAAGGAATTTGTTAAAGGAGAAGACCAATGCAACAAGTAAAATTAGTTTCCGTTACTCCAGGTGCAGAGCAACACATTGCATACTGTGCCCGTGTCAGTAACCCCAACAACCAGGACAATGAGAAGTTTGCTGGTCTGCTTAAATATTGTATTAAGCACAATCACTGGAGCATCTTCGAGCAGGCATTTATGACTCTGGAGATTGAGACTACCCGTGGTCTGGCAGCTCAGATTTTGCGTCATAGGTCCTTCACATTCCAGGAATTTTCACAACGCTATGCTGATTCTTCCCTACTCGCGGAGACGATCCCGCTCCCTGAACTTCGCCGTCAAGACACCAAGAATCGTCAGAATTCTATTGACGACTTGGATCCAGAGTTTGTAGAACTTTCACTGCGGCAGATTGACACATACTTCAAGCAAGGTATGGGTCTGTATCAGCATCTACTTGATAATGGTGTGGCAAAAGAGTGTGCACGCTTTGTGCTTCCTTTGGCAACTCCTACCAGACTTTATATGTCAGGTTCTCTGCGCAGTTGGATGCACTACATTGATCTGAGGGCTGCAAATGGCACTCAGAAAGAGCACATGGAAATTGCAGAGATGTGCAAATCTATCTTCAAAGAGCAGTTCCCTGTGATTGCAGAAGCTCTTGAATGGTAATAAATACAACAATAAAATGAATTAGTTATGGCAACTTATCCAGTAAAGCACAAGGAAACTGGTGAAACCAAAGAAGTGGTCATGAGTATTCATGACTGGGACCAGTGGTTAAAAGACAATCCTAATTGGGAGAGGTACTACACTCCCGATAATGCTCCCTGCATGGGTGTTGAGATGGGAGATCCCTTTAACAAGATCTACACCAAACACCCTGGTTGGAAGGATGTTATTTCAACCGCCAAGAAGCAACCAGGCAGCACTCTGAAACACTACGATTAAACGAATGCCCAGAAAAGCAAAAGCAGGTATCGGCACCAATCCAGTCCCCTTTGGTATGAGTAACAGACAAATGAAAAGGAAAAAGCCTATCAATCTTGATTACATTAAGAAGATTGAACCGTTAACAGAGAACCAGGAAAGTTTCTTTGAACTCTACAAGAAAGATCAAAACCTGGTAGCGTATGGTTGTGCTGGTACTGGTAAGACCTTTATCACTCTGTACAATGCTCTCAAGGAAGTTCTTGATCCCAGGTCTCCTTATGAGAAGATCTACATTGTCAGATCTCTTGTAGCAACCAGAGAGATTGGATTCCTTCCTGGAGACCATGAGGATAAGTCATCCCTTTACCAGATTCCATATAAGAATATGGTAAAGTATATGTTTGAGATGCCAGATGACGCTGCCTTCGATATGCTCTATGCAAACCTGAAGGCACAAGGTACCATCAGTTTTTGGAGCACTTCATTCATCCGAGGAACTACCTTCGACAATGCCATCATCATTGTTGACGAATTCCAGAACCTGAACTTCCACGAACTGGATTCAATCATCACCCGTATTGGTGAAGACTCCAAGATTATGTTCTGTGGTGATGCTACTCAGACTGACCTGGTGAAGACATCAGAACGAACTGGCATTATGGACTTCATGAGAATCTTGCAAAATATGCCATCATTTGGTATAATCGAATTTGCTGCAGAAGATATCTGTAGAAGTGGACTCGTTAAAGAGTACATCATGACAAAACTTGAATTGGGTATGTAATGTTTCAACATGTAGATATTGAGATTCCAAAACTTGATCGGCAGACCATTGATGGTGTTAGATACTATGATGCTCCTGATGGACAAAAATTAGTATCTATCACCTCTGTCATTAGTCACATCAATCGTGAGATCTTTGTTAATTGGAGAAAGAAGATTGGTGAGGATGAGGCAAATCGTATCACAAAGGCTGCTACAAGTCGTGGAACTGATATGCACACCTTGGTTGAACATTACCTAAAGAATGATGAGGTTCTACCACAGGTACAACCTCTTTCTGATATGCTGTTCAGGCAATCTAAACCCAAACTCAACAAGATAAATAATATTCATGCTCTCGAATCCTCTCTCTACAGTCTAAAACTTGGTATTGCTGGAACAGTAGATTGTATTGCAGAATATGATGGTGAACTCGCTATCATTGACTTCAAGACATCTAAGAAACCGAAACCCAAGGAATGGATTGAACACTATTTCGTTCAATGCGCTGCTTATGCCTGTATGCTTTATGAGTTGACAGGTATTGCTGTTAAAAAATTTGTAATCATTATGTCCTGTGAGGACGGGGATTGTGTTGTCTATGAAGAGTATGACAAAAGAAAGTACATCAAGTTACTTTCCGAATATATTAGAGAGTTTGTTGAATTCAAGTTACAAGATTATGCCTGAGAATAACGAAATCAATAAACTTCTAGAGAGCAAGTTCTATTGCTCCCGTAAGTTCACCGAGGAGATTGAAACTCTGGTGAAAGACAATAAAGACATGAAGTATATTGATGCCATCATTCACTTCTGCGATAAGAATAATGTTGACATCGAGACAGTTCCTAAACTGATCTCAAAACCTTTGAAAGAGAAAATCAAGTGCGAAGCAATGGACTTGAACTTTCTCAAGAAAACATCTCATGCTAAACTTCCTTTATGAGAGGTTGACATTTCTAAAAAAATATGTTACCCTAAGGGGGGTTAAGTCCTGTCGGTCTGTGGTTATTCGGGCAGGTCTTGACCCCCTCTATCTGTGTGTGATATAATAAATATATCTAACCACAGACCTATTATGAATAGCAAAGAAATTCCTGACTTTCCAGAGTATATTATCTACGAAGACGGTAGAGTGTATTCTAAACCCCGTCAAGGTAGCAGAGGCGGTTATCTTAAAGTCATCTATGACCCTAAAGATAAAGACGCTTATCCCGCATACACTTTACGAAGACCTGGTGTCAAGAAGAGGGGTAGAATACATCAACTTGTTGCGGCGGCATTTATTCCGAACCCTGACAATAAACCTCTGGTTCTACACCGTGACGATAATCGACTCAATTACTCTCTAGATAATCTTTACTGGGGTGACTGGGGCGATAACAATAGAGACGCTAAAAAGAATGGTAGAAGGTATTGCTGAATGTATCAATAACTGTTATAATACTGATGGGTAAATATATTATGCTTCAATGGGGTTGCCTAAATTGTCACCTTTCGACACATACAAGTCTTATCTTGGATTGAAAAATCACTTTACAAAAGAAAAATATGATTACCACAAATACTGTGGTAAGTCCAGAGCAACTGTTCAGTCCTTCTACAAACGCAAAGATAGGTTCTTCTTTGAGAAGTTGAGCAGACAGAAGAATGATGAAGAGGTCATTGACTTCTTTGTCTCCAACTTTGTTGGATGTGATGATCCTCAGTCTTTGTGGATTGGGGACATCATGCGTAGTGGTGAAGGCAGATACACAGATTGGAAAAAACGTAATCAGTCCCTGTCATATGTCTTTAGGCAAGAGACGGAGACTCTATTTGAGGGTCAGAAGGTAGATGATATTTTTGACTGTTCTAAGGGTCACCCTCCTATTCTCAAAAGTTTCTTGGGTGGACAAGTCTGCTTAGAGACTATGGTCATCTATGA